TTATCTCTTCGGACCTCGGCGCAAACGGCGAGAAGGCGATGGCGAAGTTCCAGCAAATGTTCAATATTGCCTGGGCAGGTGTGTTTGCAGAAGGCGTGTTGCGCGAGGACGAGAACAAGCCTGTGATTGTTGGTGGGAGGCTATAGTGGGGCTCGAAGCCGCAACCTTTATTTCAGACTTTACAACGACGAACCCAATTTCAACCGATGTGGTTTCGCAAGGGGACGACCACGTTCGTTTGCTTAAAACGGTTCTCAAGGCAACATTCCCGAATGCAACGAAAGCGTTCTACTTTCCAGACACGGCGGCGAAGTCAGCCGACTTCACCATCGTTGCGACTGATCTGAACAAGACCTTCCTTGTTACGACAACGGGCGGGAACGTAGCGGCAACGTTGCCTTCGCTTGCGAGTGGTGATGCAGGATGGTTCTGTTATATCATCAAGGTTACGACGGATGCGAATGCGGTGTTCATTACGCCCGCTTCTGGCACGATTCAGTCGGGGGCGGTTGCGAGCTTGGCAAAAACGCGCCGCGCGATCCCCGGTATTCCATCCCGCGTGTGGTGGACGGGCAGCGCGTGGTTCGCAGAGCGCGCAGAAAAGGCTCCTGTTGGCGCAATTATCGATTTTGACGGCGCAACGGTTCCGGTTGGGTACGAGCTGCCGAACGGGCAGACGCTCAGTGGGACGGCGGGGAGTGTTTATCCCGACTACTATGCGGTTAAAGGTGGGTTGACTACTCGCGACGTGACGGGCCGTGTAATTGCAATGAAGGAGGCGAGCGCCACTCGCTTAACAACGGCGGGCGGTGGCGTAGACGGAGCAACGCTTGGTGCTGCTGGTGGGGGAGAAACGCACACACTAACTACAGCAGAGCTTGCAGCACATACACATATTGCCTCGTCAAATGTTACTGACCCAGGGCACGCTCATACATTGGGCGCAGGTGGTGGTGGCGGCAATCTTCAAAACGGCGGGACAATTATTACCACGTCTGGAGCCGGTTCTGTGGCTTCAGCGACAACCGGAATAAGCGTTGCGACAACGAATGCAAACGCAGGTAGTGGTACGGCGCACGCAAACGTGCAACCGACCATCGTGCTCAACAAACTTCTTGTTGTGGAATAGCCCAAATGACCACAGTTGCAATTGTGGGTTGGATTCTTGCCATCGGCCTTGGCATTGGCTGGTGGATCGATCATCGTGGCATAGCTGGAATTAGGTCCGATCTAGCGGACGCTAGGCACGAAGCACAGCGCCTCAAAGACAAGGTGTCTTGACATGGCTCAATATTCCTTTGAACGACTGCGGCCTGAATATGAGGGGCTGTGGGGGCAAATGGTCGTGCTCAAAACACAGGCCGCGACCGATCAAGCCAAAAAGGTGATTGTCAATAAATCAAGGTATCTTGAAGTCGAACGCAGAACTAGCGTGCCGTGGTTTGTCGTCGGCTGCTTGCATATGCGGGAGAGTAACGGCGATTTCAAGACCTACTTGGGTAACGGGCAACCGTTAAACCGTGTGACCACAATCGTACCGAAGGGGCGCGGGCCGTGGGGTTCGTTCGAGGATGGCGCAGAGGACGCCTTAGAAATTGACCATCTAGACCAAGTTAAGGCGTGGTCTGCGGCGCGCGTTGCCTATGCGATGGAATCGTTCAACGGCTTCGGATACCGTTCTCCTTCGCGCAATATTCCATCACCTTATTTATGGGGTGGCACTAATGTACAAAAATCAGGAAAGTTTGTCCGCGATGGCGTATATAATCCAAAAGTCATGGACCCGCAAATCGGAGGCATGGCCGTTCTTAAGCAGATAATGAAATTGGATTCTACAGCAAAGTTTAGTGCCTCGCCTCAGAAGCCTGCTGCACCGCCTGCCGATGAAACCCCGACCGTATCGCCAAAAGCAGAAGACAATGAGAGCCAACTGAAGCCCCTCGCCAAGTCAAAGACAATGTGGGGCAACACCATTCAATGGCTATCCGGCGCGGGCGCGACAGTCATGGCGGCTCTAGCTGGCGTACCGTGGCAGGTGTGGGTTGTGATTGCCGTGTTGATCGTGATCGGAGCCTTCCTTGTCTACAAAGGCAGGATCGACGTGCAGAAAGTGGTGCAGCATCTCAGTTCCGATGATACAATCGATGAGGCTGCGTGATGTGGTCATTTCTTGCTTCGTTTATTGGAGGTCCAATTATTAATGGACTGGTCAAAGCCTATAAGGCTAAGATTGACGCTAAGAGCAAAGACAACGCGATGGCTGTTGATCTTGCGGCGAGTGAAATCCAAGGCGAGATTGCATTGCGTCAAACAGAGGCGTCAATCATTCGTCAAGAACAGGGCTGGTGGCTCACAGCACTACCTCGTCCCATTATGGGGCTTTCAGCGGCTTTCTTGGTAGGGAAGCTATTTGTTTGGGACCTAGCCCTTGGTCAATGGACAGGCGGTTCAACCGACTTACTTTCAGATCAAGCCTACTGGCTTCTGACAGTAATTGTTACAGCCTATTTCGGGAGCCGTACTCTCGAAAAAGTGGTAAAAATCTTCAAGCGATAAGGCGAGTGTGTAATGGTAGAGGAACAAGAACCCTTCCGTCAAGCGACTGAGCTTGTGTTTGACCGAAGGGTCAATCTTGTCAGTCTTGCAAACTTGGTCGTTCTCGCAGGAATTCTTATTACGGCGCTCGCTTCCTGGTATGGAATGGTGGGAAGGGTGGACACGCTCAGTGTTCGAGTTGATAGCCTCGGGCGTGAGCTGTCCGAAGCACGAACTTTGACCTCCAGTGTTCAAGCTCGATCTGATGGTTATGCCCGCGAACTTCAGGTGAAGAGTGAGAACATTTCTACGCGACTTTCCGTGGTCGAAACACATGTCGGTACAATTCTAAGCACGGTCAGCAGAATGGAACTGCGACTCGACAGCACAAAACGCTCAGATGGCCCTCGTTGAAATCAACGAACTTGGTTCGATCGGCCTTATCCGGGACGTGGAAAGCCATTTGCTTCCGCCCGAGGCTTGGACAACCGCCGACAATATGCGATTTCGAGACGGTGGCGCGGAGCGCCGAGGCGGGCGTGCGCAGGTGTTCGGAACGCCAGGCGTCGCGCCGCATTTTGCAATGGCGGTTACGAACTCGGCTCAGACGTGGTGGCTTTACACTTCGCTAACAAAGGCATATGTTTTCGACGGGACAACGCACACAGATATAACGAGGGCGGCAGGCGACTACACAACTGGAGCCAGTCGAGACTGGAGCGGAACCTTGCTCGGTGGGGTTCCAGTTTTGAACAACTTTGCAGACGTGCCGCAGTATTGGTCGGCTTACGCTGCGGCGACTGATCTTGTGGCGTTAACAAATTGGCCCGCGGGCAATCGCGCGAAGGTGATTCGAGCATTCGGCGCCTCGCTTATTGCACTACATCTTTCGGATAGCGGAACGGTTAAGCCACATCTTGTTCGCTGGTCACACCCGGCGGACCCTGGAAGTGTACCGTCTTCGTGGGACATTACCGATGCGACAAAGGATGCAGGTGAAACGGACTTGCCGGACGTTAACGCAGGGCTAATTCGCGACGGGCTTCCACTTCGCGGCAACTTCTACATTTATAAGGACGGGTCGATTTGGCGCATGACGTTCGTGGGCGGCGCCTTTAAGTATAACTTCCAGGTGTTTTCGGAAGCGGCAGGAATTCTAGCCCCGCGCTGCGTGACGCTCACAACCGACGGCACTCAACATGTTGTTGCAACGCAAGACGATGTGATTGCGCACAACGGTAATTCGGTTCAATCGTTGCTCGACAAGCGAATGCGCCGAACGCTGTTCAACAACATTGACGACGACAACTACCTCAACTCGTTTATCTTCACTAATCCGTTTTCGAATGAGATTTGGTTTTGCTACCCAGAAAGTGGAAGTACCAATCCTAGCCGTGCCCTCGTTTGGGCTTATAAGGAAGGGCAGTTTGGGGCACTCTCAGAAAAAAGTGTTAATTTTCGCAATGCGGCGCAAGGGATTATTGAGTCTGCCTCTAATGAAACCTGGACAACAATCACCGATACTTGGGCAACTACGTCGTTGCAGTGGTCGCAAGCAACGCGGCGCAAGGTCGTGTTGTGTGGAACGGACGCGACGAAGTTCTATCAGCTCGACGAGGGAACCACGGACGCGGGGACGGCGATTAGTGCAACGCTTCAGCGCGTTGGGCTTTCGATTATTGGGAAGGATCGAAGAGGAAATTGGGTCACAGACTTTAACTCGCGGAAGTTTGTAACTCGAGTGTGGATTACGGCGAGCGGTGGGCCGATTAATGTTCGGATCGGACATCAGAATGTGCCAGACGGGTCAGTAACTTGGAGCACGGTGAAAGTGTTCACGCCCGCGACCGACAAGTGGGTGGACGTTGCGATTTCTGGCGTGGCGGTTGCGATTGAGTTTTCGGCCGCAGTTCACTTTCGGATCTCCTCGTATAAGCTTGAGCTTGATGTGATTGGAGAATACTAATGGTGTTCGTTCCGACACAGGCGCCGGTTGTTAGTGAACATGATGTGCAAGAGCTCGCAAAGTGGACGGAGACTGAGCTTCAACGCCTCGCGCAGTTGCTCCAGGAGGATGAAGGTGTTCCGGCGAACGAGTTGCATGTTGCACCGGACAAGCCTCGTGAGGGGCAAAGAGCGTTTGCTGATGGAACAGACTGGAACCCCGGAAGCGGGCGCGGCCCGTATATGTATGTTAGCGGGGCGTGGACGTTCACGGGCTATGTTGCTCCGCAAGACCTTACACCGTATCTCACCAAAGCGGATAATCTTGCGAGTGTTGTCAGCGCGGCGACTTCCAGAAGCAACTTAAGCGCTGCGGCAAAGGCGCAAGACGAATATATCTCTGGCACGATTAAGGTTCCTGCCAATCAGGACTACCGTGTTATTGAGAAAATCCCTTATGGCGCAACGCTTACGTCGTTTACGGGGAAGCTTTCTGCGGGAACCCTTACGGCAACGCTAAAGATCAACACAACGGCAGTCATGGATGGAGCGCTTAGTGCAACAACTTCACAAGGAAGTGTGACGCCAAGCGCCGCCAACGTGCTTTCTGCTAACGACTTGCTTGTAGTTACTATAAGCGCAGTTGCGAGCGCCATGGACTTTTCCTTCACAGTTAAGTACTCGAGGACTCTTGCTTAATGCCTGAATTCTTCTACGACGAAAAAGGCAAAGTCGCTATTGAGTTTGAGGCTCATAGCGAAGATAGTGTGGGCGCAAGCTCATATACGTTTTCGGCACAGGCGTTTGGAGCAGCGGCTGACGGCCGTTACATCGTGGCTGCTTTGTCTTGGATGAGTAATGCGGGCGACCGCACAATTTCCAGCGTTACTATTGGTGGCGTGTCGGCGACGATTCTTGTGGAAGGAAGTAATGCGGGTCGAGGCTGTGCGATTTGCATTGCGCTTGTTCCAACGGGCACTAGCGGCAACGTGGTGTTGAACCTTAGTGGCGCTTGTCTTGGGGCAACGAGCACAACGTATCGAGTTACGGGAATTCTTGCCAGCGCCGCGGCTTCGACGGCTACGAGTGCAGCCAACAACCCGACAGCGACTATGAACATTGCCGCGAATGGTGGTCTTATCGCGATTGCTCAAGCGCGGGCGGGCGCGGCGCCAACAACATTGTGGACAGGAGCAGTAGAAGATTGTGACGATACATACGTGTCGTTTAATCAACGCTCTTCCGCGAGCGATACGAATGACGACGCGGTTTCGTCTTTAGTAGTAACTGCCACCTTTACGGCAACGCTAGGCAGTTTTGGCGTTTTCGCTACCTTTGAGCCTTAAGGGTCAAATGAGCTACTTAGATAGCACGCAAGACGAGCTTCAAGTTGCTAAGAGCGCGCGGATTTTTCTTCTTAGCAACGTAAGCGAGATTTCGTACTACTGGCCGGAGCTTGAAAAGTGCTTAGACGAAACTCGCGACCTGTGGTGCGAGTCGTTTACGAAGGATTCGATTCTCGCCCGCGCAATAGCGGGCAGGGTTCAGATTTGGGTCGTTTGTCGAAACGATGTACTCGACCTTGCTTTCATGACTCAAGCTTACCAGACTGATGTAATGAAAATTCTTCAAGTGTTTTGGATGTTTGGGAGAGACCTTTCCAACGTTCTTGAACTAATTTCGCTTGTACTCGATAAGTACGCGGCGCAGATTGAGGCAGAGCGGCTTGAAGTAGTCGGGCGCCCCGCGTTCGTGCGAATGCTTCGCTCGCTAGGCGCAGATTTCCAGTACGTGACTTGTGGGCGGAATGTTCGCCCAATAACGAGGAACTAGTTCGATGGCAAAGGGCGGGGACGTTACACAGACCACGACACAGCAGCTTAGCCCTGAACAGCAAGAGCTACTGGGTCTTGCGATGCCCGGACTTAGACAGTTTGC